CGTTGAACATTGGGGACAAGATACCGCCCGACTGGGTATTGAAGGGCAGGCCCAGCACATTCCCGGTACCAAAGGTCGCGGCCGTGATCGCCGCCGAGCTCGTGATCGAGATGATTGCCGAGAAGGTCTTCTTACCCGTGAACGTAGTGCCGGTCTGGGCCTCCGTCTGCGGATACCCATACATGTCGAGGCCTGAGACGGTGATGGTGCTCGAGGTCGTCCAGGCACCGACCACATTGCGCGTCACATCGGGGGTGGTGGCCGCCAGCACCGCCGTGCCCGCTGCGGCGATCGAGGCGGAGACAGAATAGAAGTTCGCCACTCCAAGGACGGGGGGCTGACCGGCTACAGTGGCCGTCGCTGCGGTTTGCGCATTGACCAAGGCACCGCTTCCGCCAAAAGGGCCGGTCGTGGTAATCGCCTGGGGGAAACTCCCGGGGAGGAACGGACAGGTGGTCGCGCCGTTGGTGAAGATGCCATTGAGCACCTCACCATCCGGGAAGGTGATCGCGTAGATGCCGGAGGCACCGCCCCAGTTGGCGCTCAGCGTCGCCGAGGTGGCGCTGGCGGCCGGGTTCGCAGTGAACGTGACCGCGCGGTTGCCGGTGGGCTTGAAGCGATACAGGAAATGACACTCATACCCGGGTTTGCCGGTTTGGTAGTTCCCGATCTCGGCGCGGCCGTAGTAGACCTGGTTCGCTCGACTCATCAATTGACGTGACATTCGCAGCTCCTTAAGCAGCCCGTGCGGGCACTGGTGTCAGATTTGGTTTGGCCCCCGCAGCCACGCTGGCGAGCGGGGACACTCGTGTGGTTTAGCCTAGTTACCAGAGGCCGCTACACCGCGAGGATTTGTCCAGCCTTGTGAATATCTCTCGCTTATTTTATAACGTAAATTACCCGTCTCGAAGTCCCCCTCCAATCCCTTCTTGAGGGAGCGCCGATTGAACGCGCGCAGCCCATCCGGGACGTCCGTGATCAGGTACCACTGGGTCGGGCTCGACAGATACCGATTGACCGAGAAGCCGTCCCGAATCGTCCCCAGCTTGAACAACGCATTGATGTTGTTGTCGCCGGTATCGGGCTGGTAGGGGGTCATCAGCAGCCGGGTGGCCACGAACTGCAGCTCAGTTGGGATGACCAGCTTCTTGATCATGGCGCGCGCGGGGATCGAGCGCTCATCCGTCCACTCGGCGATCTGGATGGAGATCTGCTCCATCGCGGCCTCCGAGAGCTGCGCCGAGGTCGCCAGCATGTTCGACAGCACTCCCCCACCTCCCAGGGGGTGGACGGTGGACAGGAGGGGCACTCCATCGCCGCCGGGATTCGTGGAGGCGAACCCGTAATTCAGGATATTGGTGCGATTCAGCTCCTTCGAGTACTTCATGGACCGGCCCATGGAGCGCGCGATCTGCGAGCCCATGGTCAGGTACAGGTTGTCCTCGACCGCTTCCTCGGTGATGGCGACTGCCTTGACGATCGTCGCGTGCTGGTAGCGCGACACGAAGGTCTCGTACATGTCGTCGTACTCGATCGCCGAGCCTTCCGGCTTGGTCTGCCCAGGCCCGGTGCCGGCCATCATCACATCTTCCTCATACGCCTTTTCAGACGGGGACTCGACGAAGATGTCCGGCCAGAGATCCGGATACTCGTTGTACGCCAGGCCCACGACCGCGTTTAAGCCCAGCTGGAGCTGCTTGCGTTCGTCGCTTCGTAAAATTGCCATGTTTTTACTCCGTTATGTCGTTGAAGCGACGGGTTAGACCGGGACGCCCATACCAGCGGCGGGGCCGTAGTAGTGCAGGAAGATCGACACGACCGCGCGGGCGTATTGACCGTAGTTGTTGTTCGTCGAGGCACGAAGCGCCCGCACGTACAACTGCTGGTTGGTGGCGCTGGCGGATAACGTCGCCTGATCCACCATGTCCGCGCTCTGACCGGTCAGGGCGGAGCCCGTCCCGATCAAGATGTTCGCGGTATTGCCGATATTGGCGGCGACCAGGCCCGCCGTGCCGGAGACCTGCGCATCGAAGAGAAGCGCCGGATCATCGAACACGGAGGCCTCGACGACCGAGCCTGCGAGGATGGTCTGACCGGAGCCCCAGTACGGGCGAAACTGGGTGTTACCCCCCGCATCGACGTAGTTGCAGCCCTTGAAGGGACCGACCATCGCGTTCGCGCCTTCGGCGATCACGTTGATGTTGTTGCCCGTGCCGGTGGGCGCGACCATCGAGCCGCGATAGATGTTGGAGGCCAAGCCGCCGGCGATGGAATAATCGCCCGAGACATTGGTCCGATTCGGGGTTCCGCCAGCGTTGTGCTTGATCGGCGTGAAGCCCGAAGGATTCGAAACGTTGGCTGGAGTTGCCATGTGTCAGTGTTCCTTGAGAGTTGAAGGGGTTCTTACGCGTCCGCCGCCCGATCGGCCCTCGGGCGCCGTGCGCGCATCCGGGCAAAATCGTGGCTCACCTCGTTGCGATCCTCGACCAACGGCATCGCCGGGTTCTCGACATCGAGGCCCGGATTTTTCCTTGTCACGGCCTTCGTGGCCTCATCCCGCCGACCATTCCAGTAGGCGTCTCGCTGCGCTTTGAAGGCCTCAGGCAGCTTCATGAGCACAGTGGTTTCATCACCGATCACATCGCCGTGCTTCGCTAAGCGGCCGGTAAAGGTCTCGGTGGGAAGATCGTCCTCGTCAATTTCTTCTGGCTTGACGAACTGCCAGCCCTCCCGTAACGACGCCAAAAGACCCGCGTCATCGCCGTGGCGGCGCTTGTGGCGGGATATCCAGCACAGGACATAGCCGGGCGGATCGGGGAAGGAGGGAAGCGAGTAGGCCCGGCGCCAGGACTTCACCGCCCCGGTATCAATGGTGACCACTTTGTGGGCGGATTTGGCCTGCTGGGTGATGGAAGGTCCCTGACCGCGGTCCACCGCATGGACGTCGGTGGCACCTTTTGAGCGGCGCTCGGCGCGCTGCTTGGCGATCTGGACCTTCTTGCCCTCCCGTTGCACCCGCTGCTCACGGATTTCGCCCGCTCCGGGGGCGGCACCGACTTCGATGGTGGTCATGCGCTTGCCTCCATCGAATTGACTTCCCGGGTGAATTGCACCACGTCGCGGTCATTGTCGGGGTTCAAGCCGACCTTGCGCATGGTGTCGATTTCGTGGGCCGTCAAGGTGCGTCGATTGCCATTCTGGCGCTGATTACTCGGCCGGCCGCGGTCCTGAAGGCTGGCCGCTGGCGCGCGGCGCCGATGCGGCTCATTTCCGCGGCTGATATCGTCCTCATCGTCCCCCTCGTCATCGTCTCCGGGATCGGCCTGGCGACCCCGCTTGACGCCGACCACAGGGAGATCCGGAAACTTCGCTTTCAAGCGCCGGCCGACTTCCTTGAAGGTTTCATCGTCGTTGGCTTCCATGTGCTCATCGTTCAGGAGTTGAAGATAGATGGCAGATGCGGCGGCCTTCTCCACCGTGAAGTCCGGGTCTTCCCACCATTCTTCATTGGCCAGGATGAAGCGGGAGCCCGCCGGCGTGGGGCCCGCCCCTTTGGCGCCCTGCTGGCGCTGGGTCGGCGCCTGTTGGGTTCCACCGCCCGTGTCGGCTCGCTGCTTGGCCCCCGCCAGCTTGGCGTGATAGGCGCCATCGGCCTGGATCATTTCCTTGGTGATCCGGGCCGCTTCGATCGAATCGCCCCTCTCGTTCGCCGCGGCGAGCTTCTCCTCGAGCGCCTTCATGGCCTTCTCGTGGGTGCTGGCCGCCTCCGCATCACCCTGACGCTCGACGCTCACCCCTTCGTACTGCTTACGAATGGCCGTAAGCTCCTGCTGGTGACGCGCCTCCTGGTCGGCGAGCTTCTGATCGAACTCCTTGCTGATCTTGCGCTGGTAGCGCGTCAGACGACTGAACATGTGCCGTTCAGCGTCCGAATAGCGTTTGGGGGAATCGCCGCCCTCCCGGTCATCGCGCACGTTGGCAGCGATGTTGGTGGGTTTCTCCCGCCGGGTGACTGCTTTGGTTCCGTCGCTTTCGGACAGGTCCACCGAAATTTCGGTCTCAGGGGCGCGCCGTTCGGCACGGGCCTGGCTGGGTTCTGACATGCGGAGGGCTCCTAGAAGTGGCTGCCCTGACAATGTATAGCTGGGGAATTTAACAAAACATGCCAGAGACTGGCAGCTGGGTAAAAATGGGTAGCTTTGGGTTTAATTGGAAGGACGGGCCGCCCATCGATGGTAGTCACCGGGATTGGACCGGCGGTCCACTGGGCGGCTCTCGGAGCCCGCGACCCCGCTTAAGACTTTCGGAAGAATTCGGACCGGAGCCTTAATGTGCCCCTATCTACTCATTTCCCGGTGCGTTCGTCCAGCCTGCCTAAGGCATATCCTTTGACAAAGGCTTCAAATCCCTCGCAAGTCATCACGAGTCCATCGACGCTGATGGTCTGAGTGTCGAAATCCCCGTTGACCTCGTGACCCTGTCCTCTCAATAAAACCACCCCGGCGTGATCCCGGAACGCCTGAGGCGGTTTCTCCCGCCGGCGATCGAACCAGGTCATAAGCGAGCGTTCCGGCGCAGATAGCCTCCCTGCCGACGCCGCCGTTCGCCGCTGCGCCAGTTCGGAGTTCCCGGTCGGGTGAGGACGAATACCCGCCCATCGGGATACCACGTGGTGCCCTCAGGTTTCGGCGCTGCCAGCCCGTAGCCGCCTGGCACTTCCGGGTATTCCATCACCACCTCGGCGACGATCAGCCTCAAATGTAGAACTTCCAAGCCTGCGGATCGGCCGTGACGCCCAAAAGATCGGTGACCTTCAAGACTCGGATCTTCTGCCCGGTCTTGCGCAAGGTCAGCACCTGCCCGGTGTGCAGCTGGAAAATCACGTACTTACCGATGAGCTGCTCCACCGTCTGAATGTCCTTGTGGAAATTGCAGAGCTTGATGCCCGCGGCGGTCACCCCTTCCATGGCTGCGGGACCCGCCTTCAATACCCGGGCCACGGTGCACTGGATCTCCTCCGCGGTCTGGGAGTCTTCTACGACCTCGATCCCACCATCCGACATGGTGCGCGGCGGAATTGCCTCGACCACGAGGTTGACCCAGCCGGGATCGAAGGGAAAGCCATCCTTGAGCAGATCCGGCGGCTTGGCGACCTCTTTCAGCGCCCGGCGCGCCACCCGGTCGATATCAATTGCTTTGTTCGTCGCCATCCGCCTCTCCGTTGATCGATTTGATCTGCTCAGTCACCTTGCCAATCGCCCACTCGAGCGCCTTGCAACGCCCCACGAGTTCCCAGTGCTTATCCTCCGGCCGACCATCCGCCATCGTCTCCAGGTGCAAGGTGCGCTGGGCAACCAGGACCTTGCGCAGGCTCGCCAGTGCGGCATAGGCGTCAGCCATGTTCGTGCAGCCCGATTAGGGTCGCTTCGTTGCCAATCAGAAGGGGGTTCACCTCGGCGCCGTACATCTCTAGCCGGTATCGCTCCATGCGCCGGATCAGGTCGAACAGTTGCTCGCTGGGCGGCTTGAACGGCAGCGCCATGATGAGCGTGCGCGCGTTCTCGGGGTCCGACAGGATCTCCTGCATGGCCAGCATGCCCGGATGATTGCTCGGCACGGCCATCCCGCATATCTCGACGAAGTAGGCCACGTCCCGGCGCAATCGCTCCTTGTTGGCGTTGATCTCGGCGACCTGGGCCAGGAAGCTATTGTGCGCCAAGCGACGCAGCTTGATCCCGCGGCGGCGCATCCGCGTCCGTCGGCGGCGATCGACCAGCCAGCAATCCCAGGATAGCCGGTAATAGGAGTCACGCAGGCAGGACTTCGGGTAGTCAAAGTCGATGGCTTCCTCGGCTGACACAGCGACCAACTTAGCCACGGGGCACCAGAGGTTCGCTTGAGACGTTGTCAACCTTCTTGTACAGGTCGAGCCAGAACTGGGTTGACAATGCCGGCAGGGTCCCCAAGCGCATTCTCACCCGGTGACGCGCGGGCTTCACGCATTTCAAGAGGTCAACGCCCTGGAGCTCGTACTTCGGGTGCAGTCGCCACCAGATGTACGATAGCTCAGAGCACGCCTTCAATGCCGCCGTCACCGAACTGTGCACCTCCATGGCCCGGCGTTGCACATCCTCGGCGGTCTCGCCGACCAAGCAGAAGCTCTGATAGTTCACCCGTTGGATAAGCCGCACTGCACCGGGGAACTCGGATGGCTGGATCTGCCCTTGCATATCGCTGAACCAATCGAGCGGCAGATCGAAGTAGGACTGCGGCGGCCCCGTGAGCTCATAGACGCACGCCTCGGGTAACCGATTGGAGGGATGCATCGTGGCGAGATCAGCCGCCGTGAGGGTGATCTCTACCGGCGGTTCCTCATCTCCCGCGGGTATACCCTTCACCCAGGACTGATCCGGGTCTTTCATGAGCGTCATGCCAACACACGTGGCAGCACAATCGGCGACTGCGGTTCCTGGTGAGTGAGGATGGCGTACTCCTCCTCGAGCGTGCGTCCCCAGCGCGGTAGGCCCAACTCGCGCCGGCGGTCATAGTCGCCCACGGCCCAATAGTGGTACCAGCCAAAGCCGGGATGTGAGGCGACGCGGAAGCGCGGACTGGAGCGGGCTCTGCCGCGGCGACCGGCCTCATAGCCTGAATACTGCATCATGCCGACTTCGCGGCGCGCGCCTTCCATGGCGTTGAAGTCGCGCTCGCACTCGGCGAACGTTTTCTCGAAATCGAAATGCCGTGGATCACCCTCCTCGGGCAGGCCCAACAGGATGTCGGCGAAGCGGCGGTGCGCCGCGCCGACCGTGAGCTTGTAGTACTCGAGCCACTCGGCGACCTCCGGGACGGTCGGAACCCAGAACGCGGCGAGCTCCTCGGCGGATGGGCACGGTTCGCCGGCGCGCGCCCGATCGGAGAGGGTGGGCAGCGCGGCCGCGGCAGCGATCGACACGGTCAACTGCAGGAAGCGGCGGCGGGACATCATGGGATCAGCCCTCCTCGGATAGCTGGGATTTCTGCTCGGTCGTGACCCGAGTCAGCCATTGGCCGAGGGCACGGGCGCATTCCTCAGTAATCATGATCTCCTGGCCGTTATCGTCCAGGCGCACCATGTTTCGGTGCACGCGGGCGCGCAAACCCTCGTAAAGGAGCGGTTGGTGCTTAGGGTCCATCATGACTTGTGCACCCTCTCCGGCAGGTCCTTGTACTTGACGCCTTCCTCCTTGTTGGCGGCGCTGAAATCCTCGCCCACGGACTGCGGGATGCCGACCTTCTTGGCGAACTTGGCGTTGTGCTTCACCGCCTCCATGAGACGGGCCTGGGCTTTGGACTCGCTGGGCATGGCTACCACACTCCTTTGGAACCAACACTTCGACCATTGACGGTGATGTACCACTCGCCCCGTTCAAGCGTGTCGTCGATCACGAGGTTCAAAGCGGGAGCGAGCGGGTTCTCCTTGGTGGTGATGCCCTGCTCCGCCACGATGCGCTTGGCCACGACCGAGAGCGTGGGGCTCACCGTGATCTGATAGACCGGGGGACGCGCACCAGCGCGTAGCACTGCATCTTCCAGTGAGACGATGGATAGATCGCAGTCAGTCGGCATTCGCTGATAGCGTTCGGCGGGTGGCTCGTCTCGTTGCATACACATGAGGGACCCCTGGGCGGTGCCGCATCATATGTCAACGCTTAAGGAACTATCCAGCGCGGCGGATGCGCTTGCGGGTGGGAATGTAGACCGGCATCCCGGTGATCGAGCGGTGGGACTTCCCTGTCCAGATCGCTGAGACCACCGTTTGGCCGACACCGAACTCGAGCGCCACCACGGTCGTCGTGGCTTGGCCCTTGCGGGCGAAGATCGCTTTGACCTTGGCAGCGTCGAGTGTGGCCATTAGATCGTGTGCCGTCCGACCGTCTCCCGCTCCCCGTGGCCCATGGTGTTCTTGGTGGGCACGGTGCGCTCGCGGCCGATCGCCGCCTTCTCGTTCTCCTCGCGCTCGGGCTCCATGGCCTCCTTGCGATTGGCGCCGGCGCTCGCCATGTCGGAGTGTCCCTCGGCAGAATGGGTGCCGAGCGCACCGCCATCGCCGATCACATGGTCAGCATCCACGGTCTCGCGCTTGATCTCGCGGCCTCCGCGCACGCCGCCCTTGTGCTCGCCCAACTGCTCCTTGCGGTCATCGGCCTGCTTGCGGGACTGCGCGCTCCGGGCACCGCCGACGCCGGACATGGAGGAGCCTTCGCCTGCCTTGCCGCCCTGGTCGGAATGACTGATCTTGTCATCGTGCTCGTGGCTCACATGCTCCCGAGTATGCGAGGCCTCCGCGCGCCTGGCCGCGCCGACTCCGGAGTTCGAGGCGCCTTCATCGCCTTTGGGCTCCCGGCTGGTGTGCGGCCCACGGCCCGTCGATTCGTCATGGCCACCGTGTTCCACCCGGCCGCCGGCCTTCACGCCGATGCGCTTGCCGCCGCCTTTCTCGTCTTCCTTGGCTTCCTGGTCAAAGCCGTGCTCGCCGAAGCCATCCTCGGAGTGGCTGGCGTGGTGCGCCCCTTGAATCTGCCTGCGTTCATCTGATCGGTTCACGTCTGCTCTCCTTCCTCTACGTCTGGACTTGCGCCCGGGGGACCCATGGCCATGCCGCCACCTGAGGGCATGGGGCCCGCTCCCGGGGAGGGCGGTGCCGAGGGAACGGGGGACGGCGGCGGTGCGCCGGTGCCGGGCATCATGGCGCCCTCCGGACGGTTAGGCATCGCGTGCTGCGCGTTTAAGCGCTCGTGCGGCGTGCCGGGGTCCGCCCCGTGGGTGTGCCGGTGTTTGGTTCCGTGTCGAATGCGTGCGGTCATTGCAGTTCCTTTGGTTCGATGCGTACTCGATCAGTGCGTCGCGCAGAACATCCATATGGTTGGTCCAACCTTCCGACATGCGCGCGTATCTCATTTCTTGTCCGGGCTATCGTCATCGTCACTGCTGTCCGCCTCGGCGTCTGGGCCCTCGCCCGATTCGCCCTGGGGACTCGCGGGCGGCGCGGCATGGACTCCTTCGCCCATGGGCGGGGTCTCACTCGGCGGCGGGGTGCCCTCGCCTTCGCTGCCATGACCGCCCGACTGCTCATCATTCATCAGGTTCGTGCGGTTCTTTCGGTTCACAGGACGTTCCCCGCCTTGATGTGCTCCCGATAGAGCGTCAGCAGGAGCGATACATGCTCGCAGACCTCGAGACGGGTAGCCCCTGCGGGCAACCAGGTCTTACGGCCCACCAGCCGTTCGGTGTGCAACGCTAGAGCTTCCCGCACGCGATCCGGATCTTGCGTGCCGGCGCACAGCATGACGGCCTTGCCCCCGACGGTCGCGCGGCAGACGGCAATCATTGCGTCCTCGAGCGCATCGGTGTGCTTGATGTCTGGGATAAGCATCGCGTTCATTGGCCACTCCGCAGGTTCTGCTCGAGCGCCTGCTCACGATAGAAATCAGCGCCTTGGCCGCCAGAATAGATGCGGGCGAGCACCGATGCCACTCCGTCAAAGTTCAGGCCGAGCTCCTGGCTCGCATTGGCGAAGGCCTTAGGCGGAATGTCGCCTGTCCCGGCTTTGAGCTTGGTGCGCAGGAACCCGCGCGCCGCCCTGACACTCGATGCCGGCGCGCTCACTTGACGCCCGTCTTTCCCATGTGGGTGTCGGCTTCCGATTCCTCGGCCGCAGCGGCCTTAGCGACCTTATCCCCTGCGGCGATCTTCGCGGCGGTGGTCTCCTCGCCCTGCTCGATCGAGGCCTCGTGGCTTTCCTGCCCATGCTCCAGATCCGCCTCGTGGGCTTCGCCGCCTTGGGCCAGGGATTGCTCGTGGCTGGCGGCGCCTTGCTCGAGGCTCTGCTGGTGGGCTTCGTCGCCCTGCTCGAGATCCTGATCGTGGCTCGCAGCGCCCTGTTTGAGCGTTTGCTGGTGCGCCTCATCCCCTTGCTCGAGGGATTGGTCATGCGCCTGGGTGTCGTGCGCGAGATCCATGTGATGCGCGTCATCGCCGTGCGCCAGGCCCTGCTCGTGGCTCTGTTCGGCGTGGGTCAGATCCTGGATGTGCTCGGCGTGCCCCTGGAGAATCGCCTGCTTGGCGGTGACGGCATCGCGCATCCCCTCGGTGACGGTACCGATGTCGATGCGGGCCTCCTGGTTCAAGAGCGCCATGTCTTTGCGCTTCTCCTCGTTCTCGAACTGGATTTGCTTGCGGGTCTCCTCCGCCTGGAAGGCCTGCTCTTTCTGATCGAGCAGTTGCTGCGCGCCCTTGGCCTTGAACTCGAGCTCCTGCTGGATCTGCTGCTGCTCGGCCGAGGGGGTGCCGGGCTTCGGCTGCGGGTGCGGCAGGCGCCCAATGATCTGCACCACGTGGGCGGTGATCTGCTGTTCGACCTCCGGGGACAGGCCGGTGGGGTGGCCATCGGCATCGAAGCGCGGCTGGAGGCCCGCGGCGGCCATGACCTGCTTGTAGTAGGCCTTGGACATGTGATCGCGGATGTGCGCCATCATCGCTGGCTGGATGGTCTGCTGGAAGACCTCCGGCGGATACAGAGCCGAGGCGCGCTGCAATCCATCCTGGTGCACCGTGATGTGCGCCTGGTCATCCTGCGGCGGGTACACCTGCACGGGCACGCCGGCGAAGATATTGGCGTTCTCGGCCACGGGATCGAGATATGCCGGGGTTTTGACCTCCGGGCCAATCTCGTCGATGTTCGGGACCTTCAAGGCCACCAGGAAGCGGCGGTACGCGGCGGCGCGTTTCTTCGGCGGGAAGAGGCTCGGGTCCTTGGCTTGCAGGTCCAGGACCGCCTGGCCCTTCATGATGCGCTGGGTGTCGCTCGAGATGGCTGGGTCCGTGACCGAGATGATGCTGACCCCAGGGGCGAAGTCGGACTTAAGCAGTTGGTGCTTCTCGTCCCCGATCGAGTAGTCGTACCGATCGTCCATGAAGTCTTCGATCAGCTCGCAGAGCATCTGCAGCTCTTGGCTCATCGACACATGCAGGCGCTTGTGGATGGCGTTGATCGGCTTCTGGGCCTGCTCGATCAGGGCGACGGTCGTACCCACGGGCCCGGTATTGTTGCCATCCCCAACGGCGGCGTCCGTGGTGCCGGTGAAGCGCTGCGCGGCCCCGACCAGGCCCTCGAGTAACTGGAAGAGAGCGGGGCTGGGTTCCTTGAACGGCGGGGTGAAGAAGGACTTGGTCAGATCTTCGGCGGTGCTATCGCATTGCTGCCAGACGCCATGCTCGAGCCTGAACTCGCCGGCGATCTTCGCTTCCTTGGTGACGAAGCCACCTTGGAAGTTCGCGGCGAGTGCGGAGTCTAAGAGCGCGTTGACGGCGCCGGAGGCCGCCATCCCGAGTGACCCGATCACATGGGGATAGCCCCAGCCGTAGAAACCCAAACCCGGTAGAAACTGATGGTGGGCGAACCAGATTCGCTTTTTGTGCTGCTTGTCCTTTTGCCGCCAATTGCGGCGCACCATCAGGATCTGATCGTTGGAGGCGTCCACCACCACGATGTAGGGCCGTACCCCCGTATCCCCTTCTTTCAGTCTTGCCGCGCCGGCGCCCAAGTCATCGCAATCGACCTCCAGATCGATGTGGTACTCGAGCATCTCGTACAGCCGATCGCGTTCGTGCATGTTCGCGACGCGAAGGTCGGACTGATCAGCGGACGGGGCGTGCATGGCTTGGCCCGGCATCGGGGGGGCAGGCTGCGGCAGATAGATGTCCAAGAACATGCCGATGCGCATGGCCCGGTCGATGTCCTCGCCCGTCATGGTGAACTTCCAGGCGTAGCGGGGCATGGACTTCAAGTCCGTGCCGGCATAGGGGGCCAGGAAGTTGGTCGCCATCACGTGGCGCAGGATGGGAAGTCCCGTGGTGAAGTCCTGCGCCGCACGCCTGAACGAGGAACCGCCCATCGGCAGGTACATGCACAGCTTGTCCGTGTCGTTGAAATAGCCTTCATCGACGTCGGTCAAGTAGTGGTTCAGGAAGGTCCTGATCCGGTGCGCCCGAGCGGTCTTCGCCGTGGTCGATTGGCCAAGGATCTTGGTCTCGGCGGGCCCGTTGGGGGGGAAGAGTTCGACGATGGCATTGGCCTGGAAACGCACTGTGGCTTCCATCAGGGCCGGATGCGTGACGGTGTGGCCGTCTTCCTGTTCGTCGGACTCCGGGTCTACGTTGTCTTTGATGCCCATCATCTCGAGGGCGGACTTCTCGCGGCGTTCCCAGTCCTTGCGGCTGTTTTTATCGACCTCGGCGAATTCCTTCAACCGCATGGCCAGGAGCCGGCGGTCGTGGTTGCCCATCTCCTCGGCCAAGTTTTCGTCGAAATCCCCGGTTCTGGGGATGCGGGCGGTTAGGACCTCAGGACCCTCGACGCTGACCGAGCCATCGTGGCCGCGATTGATCGTGAAGCCATCGAGCTGGGAGACCCCGGTCTTTCGATCAGGAATGGTCGTCGCGGAAGATTCGTACGCCAAGGGCGGCGCTCCTCAAGAAGGGGCGGGATGTGGTCTCGGAGGGTAGCAGCGCTAAGCAAAGCCAAACATGCCAGAGGCTGGCAGGGAATAAGAATGTGATAACAATGACATTCTTATTCCATTTAGGGAGGTAGCTTGCCCTCCAGGATCAGCATCGCCTGCTGGGCGCGCTCCCAGTCGCAGGTGATGGCGAGTTCGCAGTGATTCGCCTCGAGGCGGTTTAAGAAGCCGCCTAAGAGCCGCGCCCAGGCCCGGGGATGGGGTTTGCGACACTCAAGGCCGGTCTGGGCCGAGATCGTGATGTCG